TAGTAACAGTCCCTATGTCTGTTAATGAGTTGTTGGCAAGGCTTAAATACGTCAAAGAAGTAAGATTGGTAACAGTCCCTATGTCTGTTAATGAGTTGTTGCGAAGCCTCAAATTTGTCAAAGAAGTAAGATTAGTAACAGTCCCTATGTCTGTTAATGAGTTGTTGGCAAGGCTTAAATACGTCAAAGAAGTAAGATTGGTAACAGTCCCTATGTCTGTTAGTGAGTTGCTGTAAAGCTGTAAATTTGTCAAAGAAGTAAGATTGGTAACAGTTCCTATATCTGTTAGTGAGTTGCTGTAAAGAGCCAAAAACGTCAAAGAAGTAAGATTGGTAACACTTCCTATGTCTGTTAATGAGTTGTTGTAAAGCCTCAAATACGTCAAAGAAGTAAGCCGCTCAAGCTGGGTAATAACAGAAATCGGCTCACCGGTAATTTTAAAATAAGTTATATATTCTAAGTCACCGTAAATACTAATTTCATAAGCCGCTGTATCCGCATAGGCAACGGTATAGGTTGTCTCTACTTGCGGCCCGACAACATCAGTCTTGTTACCATCACCATGGTCAATCAGAAGCCGCTTGCCATCTGGAATGCTCAAAATTATATCTATACTTTGGTCAGCATCAGCATCTTTTGTTATCGTCATCGGCATTTCAGCAAATGGATATCCTCTTTTCCCGATCGCCCAGTCGAGAGTCCCGGCTCTGCCATATAATCGTGAACCCATTATTTTACCCCTTAGATCTCAAAATACAAAATAACCTTACCATTTGCGTCATCAACTAAATTGCCGGTTAAAATAAAAGTCCATTGACCGGCGCAAACCCGCGCCCCAAGTCCATCGCCAATCTTAGGCACTTGCTGCTCAGACTCAGTTGCGCTTCTGTCGTTAAGCAGTCCGCCAAAAATATCAACATCGTATTCATCCAGGATTTCGATATCATAATTAGCAGTTGGCGCAGTTCCGGCGCACTTTGCGTGATTTCCCGGGATAGTTACTGCGGACACGCATTTCCAGCATTTAATAGCGTCCATAGCGTCTGTGTCAAAATCCTCATCAAAATCAGCGTGAGCCGCCGCCCCGCAGTCCCACACGATTGACAGGCTTAAAATATTGCCATGAGCATAGTATTTTGGAGCTATTTCCTTTGGTGTAAAAGTTATACTTGAAGCCATTTTTGGTACTCCTTATTGCCAAGCCTGTGAAATTTCCAAAGCTCTTGGCCTTTGTGTTTTAGGTATGCCGCGCAAAGAGCTTGCAGCCATACGTGATTTAATCATTTGTTCTATGTTAACCAGTCTCCACGTCTTATTATCCTCGATAGCAGCGCTATTCCATTCAACTATTTCCCTGACTATTTTATATCGTTCTTTTTCATCCCCACGCCTGACAGCATTGACATACCTGTCTGCCCATGCCCTTTTCCTTTCTGCGATATTACGCTTCATTTTACCAGATGCGTAATAAGCTTTATACCCGCTTGACAAAGAAGGCGGCTGAATTCCTGCAAGACCTTTTCTGATAGCCTCCCATTTAGTAATTTTTTTTGCGCCTGCTTTACCAGGGTAATTTATATCTTTACCTGATCGTGTTCTTTGGCCTACAGTATGCAGTTCAATCCCCCGCATAGCATTTCTAACCACCGCCGGAGTAAAAGGCGACTCTGCAAATGCCCGTTTATACGCTCCACTCTTGATGCTCTTTGAGGTATTAATTGTGTCCTCAATTGCCGCATACGGGACACCAAGTATATCAGTAAAACTTCTGGGGACTTCGATGCTGATTGACCCTGTTATATCTGCGCCTCCCAGACCAGCAAGGCCGTAGACAGCAAAGTTTTTCATCCACTGGTTCGGCATCTTCTCCCTGATCCTGGTCAATGTATCTTCGTCGTCATCATCTGTAAACTTTGCCAGAGTTTCAGATAAAGCTTTAAAAAATGGTACCGCAGTTAAGCCGCCGAGTATAATTAGATTTCGCATACTTCTTGCAACTGCTGCTTTCCCGCCTTTCTGATTCCAAAACATATGATTAATTATACCAAGATACTGGTGTGTGAATGTTCTAAAAGTGTAACCAGCTCTTATAACCTTTCTAAAGTCGCCCCCCCGGAAACCGGAAGGCAAATTGAGGTCGCCATATAGGAAATGAGCGTCATAAATAATCTTTTTTGCAAAAGCCACAGATGCTTCGTAATTACCCTTTGTTTTTATACCCTCATGAGTAAGCCCTTCATTATAAGCAACCCTGAAAGCCGCCAAACCAGTTGATGTCCTGTTAAACTTTTCAGCGATTTGCATAAAAACACCGGATTTATCAATCACCTTTCTTGCCAGCTTCATCGCCCCATGAGCAGGGATTGTGCCTTTAAGCTCTCTAAGCATTTGATCCTGGGCTGTGCCTTCTTCGACAAGCTGATTTAAAGCTTTTGCCTCTATGCCTTTAACATGCTTACCATAATAAACGTCCTTGCCGCTCCATGCAGCGCCAGTGTTTACCGCTCGCCTGGTATCAATCATAGCTTTTGTTAGCTTAAAGGTTGAACCCTTGGTGTATAAAGACATAACCGGAGCCGCAAGAACAAAATTTTGTGTTAAATTGACCAGACCAGACTTTATTACAAAGCCCAGATATTTTACAAAGAAAAGCCCTCGGATAAAATCAACAGCTCTGTCAACAGCATTTTTATTGGTTAGCATATCCCTGATATATATTGATACATACCTGTATTCATTAGGATTTTTCTTTGCATCAATTTTTTGTAATACTTCTGAATACTGTTTTGCAGCATCCATTTTGGTCATAAATCCCGCCCATCCGGTAAAATAATCAAAAGTTGTTCCCCAGATATCATCTGTTTCATAGCCAGGTATATTTTTACGGCCTATTGCGTGCCCCGCCCATGCTCTTGACTTAATTACATCAGAGATTGATTTTGCCATTAAATCTTTCATTTCTTTTTTAACATTGTCCCGAATTGCCTGAGTTGCCTCCGAATTTTCAGCCTCAACCATTTTTTTAGAAGCAACATCAAGAATTTGTTGCATAGCCGATAAGTCAACCTGGTGGAACACTTGATCCGGTATCTTTGTAATTTTGTATGGTTTTTGAATTATATAATCGTTTGGATTATCTTTGTTTTTTTTAAGCCATTGTGCTGCCCTTGCATGAGCCTGTTTATTGACAGGTAAAAACCGTTCTTTAAAATCATTATAATGAGCATTATATATCAGCTCGTTTGTCGCTTTATCTCTAATGCTGATTGCCGTATCGCCATACCTCTTATGCGGGAAATAATTATGCGTTTTACCGATAACAGACCTAAATTCCTCAATGTCATCCCTGTCAACCCACTCCTCAATTAAAAGCTTATTATGCGTTTCAATTAACCCTTTGTCATATGCGACACGCATTGCAATAAAAGCATCGATTGCTTTTTGAGACACACCCTCTGATTTTAAAAATGCAGCAGCTTCCCGATAATGTTCCGATTGGATTTGTAAAGATTTGTCTGACTTTATAGACTTGAAAAAGTTGGTCGGAACCTGCTCTTCAGGGAATTTTTTGCCATCCCAATCCCATACAAGCTTTGTTAATTCGGCATTTGCTTTTTTATCCTTCCCAATAGCTTCCTGAGCGCCCTGCAAACTCATAGAGGAGTGTACTGGAATTGTATTGTAGATTGTATTGGTTGTCTTTATTCGTGCCTCCTGTGCGTTAATCCCTGTATCAAGCGCCTCTTTCATGGACTTATATCGTCTTGCCAGCATAGATGGAGCTTCAAATGCTCTGTGGTGCCATTTCATGTCGGAAGAAGGAACCCTGTTTATCCCGAACCTGGCTATAAAGTTTTTTAACAGTTCGCCCTTTTCTTCACGAATAGACTTAAATTCATCCTTTGGAGTCTGATTAAGTTTTTTAAAGGCTGTTTTAATTCCTGCTTTTTTAAGCTCTTCTTTTACGAAGGCGGATGCTTGCTGTGCTTGTGGGTCTTTTTTGGTTTCGTAACGGATGTCTGGGTTAGCTGGATCGAAAGCACCTGTGTTGTAGATTGATTTTATTTGAGTCGGGCTAAAGGCTACCCAAATATCTGAACCGCCTTTACCACTAAACCCTTTAGCTTTTATTCCATCATGCCCGGTAACCATTTGAAAAGCTTTATTTACTAACACAGGGTCAACTCCTGCGCCAACCAGCCCTCCCATCTGGTCTATCGCTAAGAATTCGTCGGCTATTGATCTGGCTGCACTATTTATAACGGTTGCTTTCCCCTCAAAGCTAATGTCCCCATAATTTGATAAAAAGCCGTTTCTAATTGATATCCCGCTTTCTTTTAATTCAAGAGATGCAAGTGCGGTTATTATTTTTTTTATTATTGGCGGTTTAAACCCTGGTTGTTCGTAATTAATTGGTTTTGATATATTTAGATAAACCTCTTTTAATTCGCCGTTTTCAGCTTCACCTGCATATCCTTTTGCTATCTTGATATTAGGTGTAAAATAAAATCCAGCGCCTTCAGTTCTCCCTGTTTTTCCTATTTTTGTTGGGTCAAAAATATTAAATTCAGGCCCCCCATGGTAAACAATCAACGGCTCGCCATTTTCATCGACAACCTTACTGTTCTTGAACCATTTCCGAAAATCAGGGTTATCGGTTTCGTAACGGATGGCTTTTTGGCCTGTCATTTGGAATAACGGCAGGCCTTTACCCGATAGTCCAGCATCTTTATTTTGTTTCTGCTCCGTTATTTTGCCTGATTCAATATCCCGTAACAACCCCCTCATAGACCGCTTACCAAACAAATGAGCAATAGCGTCAAAGAAATCTGCAACCTTTTGGAGTACCTTATCAAGCATGGTATCAGCATGTTGTGTCCGGTTAATCATTGCGTCACCGATAAAGCCCGCCTCGGTTTCTTCTGTAATCTTGCCTTTATGTCCTGCCTTGCGGATCGCTTGGTGTAGCGCAACTAAGTCCTTGCCGGTTAATACGTTCATGTCTTTAAATAGATGCCAATTCTCATGGTATAGACTGCCTATATCAGCAGTCACACCTTTGCCGGATGTCTTGAATAGAATTTGTTTACCCGGTACATATGCGCCTGTAATAGTATCAGCGCCTTTTTGTAAAGTAAGCTCACCAGCCACGCTATTAGTTTCAATAACTGTGATCTTGGGCATGCCTTTAAACTTGAACCAGAACCGACCTTTTTTGTCAGTTCCGGTCATGGCTTTAGTTTTTGCGAAAGCTTTTCTTATGTCGGTTGCCTTCAGGCCGTGAAGCCCACCTGCTTTATTTGCTTTTATTTCAAACTTTGTCCCTTCAGGAGCATAACCCCACTCATGTATAGAGTTCCCGTCAGTAAAAAGTTCACTTGCTTTAACGGTTTTTTGTATAACTTGATAACTCTTCAGGTATGACTTACCATGAGAAATAGCGTATTGCTTATTAATAGTAACCCAATCACCTGAGTTTATTTTTGCAGGTATGGTTTTTGATTTTGGGATAGCTCTATAAATAATAACCTTAGCATCAGGTTTACCTCTAAAGCTACGTATTTTCGTTATAGTTTGCTGATCCATCACCTTAGAGTCACCGCCATGTCCGTAATATCTTGCACCATGTGAGCCGTAAATGTCATCGGGGAAAATATTGGTCAGGTTGTCAAGCGAAGCTCCCACTTCTTCCTCTGGCGCTGTGTGTGATCCTTTATAGTTATCTTTTGTTTCAAATTTAATGTCTTTATCGCTTGCTATGTTCGATTGTTTTTTTTGCTTGTCGGTTAGCGGCTTTGTAACTTCCTCCGCAGATTCCAAAGCCTCCCGATAAAGTTGGCCTTTTGTTATTTCATCCATCGCCTCTTGCAGCTTGCCATCTTTTTTTAGCTGCACTGTTTTATCTACCGACTCTTGCCTCAACCGCTTTAATTCAGTTATTTGTTCAGGCGTAGCTTGTTTTCCAAACTCTAAGGCCTGGGTTGTGTCTTTTAAGATGATAGCTTCAGGCTGTGTTTGTAGTTTTTGCTTGACAGAAGTTGGGGGTTTTGAAAGATCAACATATTCACTCATTGCAAAATCTTGGTTATCAACCTGGATTATTGCATCATGCCCTTTTTCTCTAACGACTACTCCAGCTAACCCCTCAAGCATCTCTCTTGAATCGTAATATTCTTCCCATTTAATATTTGGATATTTTTTTGACAACTCAGCTATCAATGCTTTCTTGCCTGTTAGTGAGCCTCTACCTGTAGTTATTGGCGTTTTTTCGTTAATCCCGCCTAATGTTCTTAACCTGTTTACTTCTTTTGCCCCTAACATTTTATGCAAAGCAGACATGCCAGCGCTATCCATTAAACTTGTCTTCCCAACAAAAAAAGGATTATTAGGGCTTGCTTTTTTACGATATTCTGTACCTTTCGGGTAATCTTTTTTATGTGGTGATTCAAAACCTTCATACTCTATATTATAATATGCGCCATGTGGTTTTGACGGGTCTGGCTTTACATTGTCAATGCTATAAAGTTTTATTTCGTTAGTAGCTATTTGCGTTTTTATATCTTCAGATGCCATTCTCCGCACAGTAGGTTTTTTACCTTTAAGTCTATCTAAAAAAGTTTCCGTTGTATCTTGTTTGGCTTCTTCTTTCCCTTTTCTTTTAGCATCATAAGCATCAACAAGATTACGATAAATATCCCGTTCTTGGCCTGAAACCAACAAATTGCCTCTGCCTATTTGTTTAAGCTGCGCTTTCGCAAAATTATATTCTTCGGTTTTTTTTGCCCTATCTATCAGTTTTCTTTCTTTCGTGGATGTTATTAATTTGTCACGCAGTTTTTCCCTGGTAACACGCATTTCGTCAACAGGTTCCGTATATGAGACGGGTCGTTTTGTGCCTGCTTTGCGGATAGCCTCTGCCTTTTGTTGTTTACGGGCATTATATATTTCTTCACCTTTTAGAGTAAGTTCTTGAGCTTTTTTAAGTAAAGAAACTGTTTCAGGCGGTAAATTTTCCATACCCTCTGCAATTTGTATAGCAGCCCATATTTTATCGACCTCTGCCTGCTTATCACTTTGACTCTTTTTCTCTGGCTTTTCTTTGCCAGCTTCAACAGGCGGTAATACAACTTTTGTTTCATCCGGTTTTTTTACCTCCTTTGGCTTGAGTTTTTTCTCTTCGGCAGTAATAATTTCCTGCAATCCGGCCACAATTTCATCCTGCCCTTCGAGTTGCGGGTCAATGACCATAGCCTTGACCATGTCAAGATTTACCTTGCTTGCAGGATCTTCAAGCTTGTTACGGACGCTGTCTATTACATCTTGTGGCGTTTGGCTTTGTGTGCCCATGATGCCTGAAACAGCGCCGCCAATAGCCCCAGGCAACAGTCCTGCCGCTGCCGATTCTGCTCCCCGCAATAGCCCCTCTTCGCTCCATGGTGTATCGGTTTTTTCTCCTGGAGCAGCAACAAACATTTCATCCAGCATTGCGATCTCTTCTTGCGCAAGCTCCTGTCCTGCCTCACCTGCCGGTGTTTTGGTATATTTCCATATCTTACCAAGCATAGAAGCTGCGGCATCATCCGATTCTTTTGCCGCCTTAACACCGGCTTTCCCAAAAAATTTATTGATAAGGCCGATCTCAACACCACCTAACCCTAACTCAATTAAACCAGCGGCAGCTCCTCCGATAATATGCGGCAATACTTTGGCATCTTTAACCCCATGTTTTTCAATATCGGTTAAATACATATGCCCGCCTTCCATAGCGCCAGTTGCGCCGACAAGACCGGTCATAGCCCCTTTTTTAGCAACCTCTCCAATGGCCTGCTCTGTTGCCGCCTTTAAGGGTAGCCCCTTCGCAACATTTTTAGAAATTGCTTTTTTCAGGAATGCTTTTGTGAATAATGCTTTTCCTGCACCTGCGCCAACTCCACCTGCTACCATTGAAGGAGCTACATTGCCGAGCATATACATCGCCCAATCAGCAGCTCCACCAAACGAAGGATCTTTTATAAGCTCTCTAAAGGTTGTATCCGGTTGATATTGTGAAGCCTTTTCCATTAAGCTTCCAGCGGCTTCAGCCATTTTTTTTGCGCTTTTGTCCATACCAACAGACTTAGCGGCCATGCTACCTACGGCCGGAGCAACAGCCAATGTTGATAGAACACCACTTTTAAGCCCTTTGGTAATGTTCCATGAATTATCTGTGTCCTCGCCAGCTACTTGACTGGCTATATTTCTTGCTCGTTCAAGCGCATTGCCGCCACCACTAATGACAGCAGGTTGTTTTGTTCCCTCTTTAGCTATTTGTCTTGCTCTTTCTAATGCGTTCATTAATTTTTTCCAGGCCACGTATAGCCAAGAACATCCTTTATTTTAGAAAATGGCGGTATTGCGTCTTGAATATTTTCGCCGACAGTTCCATAGCTAAGCTCTTTGTTTTTGGCCACACTCGTTTTTGCCTTTGCCGCTTTAGCCCGCTTTTTTAATTTGTTTTTTTCTGCCTGAGCCCTGCTTTCCTGAAGTTTTGCCGCTTTTTCTTCGTCTTTACCCCTTTTTATTTCAATCAGATAAGACTTGACATCATCTACGCTTTTCCAGTTGGGAAGCTCTTCAATTATTATATTATTTATTGCTTCAGGCGGCAGACCCTCGTCTTTGAGCAACATAGCCAGTCCCTTGTGGGCGGAGGATATAATCTTCCCGGGATTTAAGTTGCCGGATGGGTCATATCCGCTGTTTGATGCCGCTTCAACATCGTACTCCGTTTGCCATATTTCACGGTTAATCAAGTCAGCGTTAATTGGCCTTCCGAGGGCGTCCACTCCTCCTGCTTTTTGCTCTTTTAAGCTTTTTAAGCGGTCGTATAAATAATCAAGCTTTTTCCCAACTTTTGAGTCCTCTTTCTGCGCTTCCGGCTTAATGCCTATAGCAGCTTTTTGTTCAAGTGTAAGCGGTTTGCCGTTCAGCAAATTAGTGTAAACCGCTTCTTTATACCTGGCCTCTGCATCCGGCTTGTTTTTTTCAGATACGGCTTTTGCTTCTTCAATCTTTTTTTTACTATCCGCAAAAGTGTTATATAGTTTCATGGTATCTACCGGCGACACCCCAAGTTCTGAACCAATTTTTAAAAAGGTTGAAAGTGTTAGATTTTTGCCGCCCAAAGAATTTGATACATCCAGTATCTTTTTTTGGAATAACCCTAATTTTTGTTGTTTTTCATTTTCCCTGGCAACCATCTTTTCTTTCTCTATACGGGCCTTTACAAGTTCAGCCATCTTTGTCTTATTAACAGCCATATTCGCCAAATTAGACAGCATACCGGCGCTGGATTGCTGCCCTGCGCCTGATCGTTGAGCCATCTGCGGCAAGCCGGGCATCTGCATTTGCGGCATTCGCTGCGGTTGTCCCTGCGGTTTTTTAAATTTCATAACTTCGCTTAAAAGAGCAAGCTTTTGCAATAATTGTTCTTTCGGATCGCCGGATATCCCTACACTTGGGAACTGACCGGCTTGAGTGCCAGGCGGTATTCCGCTGTTTTGCTGAGATTGCCTGTTTAAAAGTTGATTTAATACTGACATTTTATCGCCCCTTTAGCCAAGCCCGAACATAGATAAAATACTGCCTGCGCCTTTATCATCCATTACACCTGAAGCGTTAGCAGACATCGCATCTGCGCTGCTATGGCCGGTACCTGTGCCAAAGCTTTCAAGCCCGCCACTAAGATATCTTAAAAGATTCGGTAACTCCAGCTGATTTTTAAATTGATTTGTTATATTCCCAAAAGCAGTTGCATCAGGTGATTGCGCAAAATTCAGTTTTTGCTCAAGAGGCGCATACCCATATTTATATGCTTCCTCTGCCGGAGCAACATTTATATTTGATCTTGTTTGAGCAAGATCTCCAAGCATACCTGGCATAGCAGCATTTGCATCAAGAATAGCCTGTAAGGCAGATGCTTTCCCTGGTGATAAATAGTTTTCCATAACCGGCTGCCCACCGAAACTGATATCCGTTCCGCCTGTGGTTAAGCTTTTAAGCAAATCGCCAAACCCAGGCAAATATCCTTCTTTAGAAAGCCCCTGCTGTATTAACTTGTCGAGTGTGCCGGACTGAATGCCTGCTTGTTCCCGCATTGCGCCAGGGACTAAGTCGGCTTGATCTGTAAGATATTTTATAATAGCATCTCTTGACTGGTCAATGCCTGTCTGTCTTTCAGCGACATCCGCCTTATATGCAGGCTCATACACCTTTACCTTGTCATTAAGAATATTAAGTGCATCCTGCCTGTTTTGTACGACTTTTTCCCAATATTTTGTCCATGCAGGCTGATTAGCTCTTTTTACAGCCGCAAGTTGATTTTTTGCAGTAGCCAGAGATGCTTCCTGCTTCTGCTGCTGTGATATTAAAGATTGATACTCTTTGTCGGCCTTTGGCCCGCCTGACATTTCAGTTTGATACAGGCTTTGCAGCCATTCATCGAACCCTGTTTGCGGCATCAAGCCCATAGTAGAAGATGACGCCTGAAATTGATCTGCGCTGGAACTGCTTTTATCAAACCCTAAATCTGCTGCTAAACCCATGTTAGACATCCTCCTTTTAAAGTTGTCCGCTCAATAAATTAATCATAGCCTGATAAGGCTCAAAAGGATCAGAACTTTCAGAGTATTTACCCATATTGCCAATCAAGTTTGCTATAAGACCCTGGTCACTTGATTCACGTCCCATTATCATACTCAGCAGGCTACCCATAAGTTCATTACCTGCGCTGGCTTGTGCTCCGGCAAGGCTCCCCAACATACCAGCCTCCTGCCCGTATAAGCTTGATTGCTGCCCTGCAACATCACCAGCTATGTTTCTACTCATATTTGATATTGCATCGCTGCCCATACTTGAATTTAAAATGCCCCTGCTTGATAAATCATTCAGTGTGTTTTGAGTACTCGGTATTAAGGCATTTTTATATAAATTCGGGAGAGCCTCACGGGCTTTGCCAAATGTATCAGAGACCATACCAAATGCCGGCTCATACGCTTCTGATGCCTGTTTTGTATATTTACCTATATCACCAAAATTAAACGAAGGCTGCTGATTAAAATTGCTCAATAAAGACGGCCACAAATCTTTTGCCATGTCTTGATTAAACCCTGAAGACGAAGACGAATATGTGTCTGTTGGTATATTAAAAAAACTCATTTTTCACTCCTCCTGTTTCAACTGTCATAAGTTACAGTACAACCAGCGTCCTTGAGGCCGTCACCGGTATAAGCTCCCGTCCCTTCAATTTTTGCCACTGCATCAGTATCACATGATGGTGTCTCATCGTTACCCTCTATCTTTATTGCACAGCTCAAGGCTCCAAGAGCGATACGGTTGTCCCATGCCTGATCAATATAATCTGAAAGCTCGGTTTTAGCAAAAGAGTTATCGTTAATATAAAACTGTAAAAGTTGCACATGATTTACAATATTACCGATACTCGTTAAATTATTATCACCTGTATCAAAATAAATCATGTTTGTAAGCGCTGCCACAGAACCAATATCTGTGAGGTTGTTACCTGTCACCCTGAACTCTGTCAAGCTTGTGAGGGCAGTTATCGTGCCGATATCCGTAAGGTTATTATAACGTACATGGAACTTGATCAATCCAGTGATCGCCGTTATTACCCCGATATCTGTTAAATTATTTTCACCAGCATAAAACTCGGTTAAATTTGTAAGGGCAGTTATCGTGCCGATAGAATAAAGATCATTTTGGTATAGCCAGACTTTTTCCAATGCAGTTAAGGCCGTGATATGGCCGATAGTTTTAAGAGCGGTATTGGCGTAAATATATAATTCAGTTAAAGAAGTGAGCTGATTAAGTCCGGTTATAGCTGAAATCGGCTCACCGGTAATTTTTAAATACATAATGCTGTCAAGATCACCCGTAACAAAGATATTATAAGCGGCTGTATCGCTAAAAGTCACATTGTATATTGTCATAGACTGCGGCCCGACAACATCAGTATGATTCCCATCACCATGATTGATTATAAGAGACTTGCCAGCCGGTAAGGTCAATATAATAGCAACAGTCTGATCTACATCAGAGTCTTTAACAATCATCAAAGGCTGGTCTGCCGCATCATCCCGCCACGCAAGAACACCATGTATTGGATGATAGCATCTGATCGGGTATGGGGCAAATACCGGATCAGCAGGAACCATATCGGCAGCAAGCACAACCCCGTTTTTATATATCCTTAAACTTGAGTAATCAGCATCTTCCGGCAGCACAAGCCTTAACTTGTTTGCTACGCCCTCAACTTCACAATATCCCGCAATATTCGGAAGGGCTTGCCATTGCATAATTGCCGACCTGATAGTGTCAAGCGTCGAATCATAATAAGAGATTATTGATTTATAAATGTTTCCTGAAACAGATATCAATCTTGTTACTTGATACAAATAAGTTGCGCCTGGGATATCTGTAGGGGTATCACCTCCTGTGACGGTAGTGCCGTTTATAATTAAGGCTGCCACCTTACCGGCATCTGTTATAATCCCGACAATAGCGTGCGCCTCATCCAAAGCATGAATACTCCTGGTCGACCCAGAAGCAGACTCAATTGTATATGCTGTTCCAAAAGTTAGTGTTTTATTTATTATCGGCTTAATAGTAACCGAATCAAAATAAATATATGTCCCCGCACCGTTAGCGCATTTTTGTCTCAAGATTATTCTGGTATTATTAACCGCATCAATTGCCTCAAAGAAAAATCTTTGTCTTACCCATCCTGCTGTGGCCTCATTTTCTTTAATCGTACATATTATAGCGGCTGTATTCACATCATAAATTTCAACTTCATAACTTGCTTCATCACCTGCTTTTACATAAAATACAACCTCATATATATTAGCTACAGATGCCACCCAATCCCAATGAGCAGTCGGATTAGCTCCGCCGTTTTCAAGCAGCTTCATACAGTTACCGGTTTGACCGCCGGATTCACTTGACAAGGTTGCAGTAGTCGCCGTCCAGTTAGCTACGTCAGCCGCTTCCATATCCCCATCTGCCATTTCATCTGCGCCGTATGTCCATGAGCTTGACATGTCGCATACTTTTACTTTTGGATAATTATCATCTGTGTCATCTGATCCGGCTACAAGTATTTTATTATAAGTTAAAGCGCATCCTCTGGGGTAATACCCTGTGTCAAAGGCTTTATAATCACCATCATATATAACTTTATCATTTGAAAAAAAAGCTAACCCTGCGTATGAATCGGTTTGTCTGAACATATAAAGAGCAAGGTCTCTATCTACCCTGGAAGCGCTTAAAGAGGCAGCATCATACCCAGTGACATTGGCTTCAAGAACCTCCGCCGTTCCTGTCGTTAGAGCATCTCCATTCGCATCAGCAGTTGCAGCCATGAGGTCATGCCCACTTGCCTCCTGAACCCAAAAAATACCGGCCCTGTTTTCATCAAGCATACAGCATTTTACCACCTCTGCATCGTCCCCGACTCCTGGAGTATAAAAGTTTGTATTGGTTTTATCTGTTATAGTATCATCTGCGTTTATTTCAACCCACACTGCCTTGCCAGGTCTGTCGGTTACTGACCGATCAACCCAGCAAATTAAAGCCCTCGGCAAGGTTTCATTATCGCTAAACTTACAACAACTTGCTTGAAGTGTTTCGTCTGATTCAATAGTTTCAACAGCGCCGTAATATATTTCATCACCAATAATTTTAGCGACCTGAGCTTTTAATTTATTACTATCAGCAGTATCAACCAAAACAGCTAAAAACCTGCCATCGCTTAACTCACACATATCATAATTAGAAGCGTCACTACCTGTTGTACCGAATCCATTAAACCAATCTGAAAAAATTATATCGCTCATTATAAATCAGTCCTTAGCCACAGCCTGCCTGTAACAGTAACAGAATCGTCTGTTCTTGACTCAATTACAATTGCCCCGGTATCAGTTCTTGCCTCGGCTATTGTTTTATGCTCACCCGCCACAAAATTAGTCAATGAGTCATGGTCTATTTTGCCCTCAAAAGAAGATTGCAGTAAATGGCGGCCAGTGGCAGGTGAATTACAAGGTTGTATAACCGAAGTCCCATCATGCACCTCAGCGCTTGTGGTATCATATTTATAAAGATATGATTTGTTTGACGCAAAGCCTATCGTGATTGCATTCTCTACAAGGCTTGCTGAATTTACGCCCTGGACTGTATCTGTCCCCTCTACCCCGGTTAATCCATCAAGTTGTATCCTTATATCGATATCATCCATTTGACTTCCGATCCTTTAATTCTTTAATTGTCTTATATCTAAACTTGCCGCAGATAAAAATAATTTTCCGCAGCCCACTACATTTTTAATACCCCATTGAATTTGCTGTGTATTATAATTCGCCCAAACATCATAGGGAGCTGTTGTAGAAGTATCTATATTTATATTAAACACATTAACAGCTTCAAAGCTGTATCCTGATTCAAGGATGTATCCGGTTTCAAGAACAAACTCCGCTTCACCAGGGTATCTAAAAAACACATCAAACGTACCGGATGCGCCATAATTAGTAATCCCAAGATTTAACCTTTCTACATTTGCTTCAGAATCAAAGGGAAGCTCAAGTATTCCGGTTGTTAGAAAATAATTTATTGACTCGCCATCATCGTTAACTGCTCCATCTGTTAATCGGTATATATGACCGTTAGTCATGCCGATATAAAAATTACCATTCATAAAAGTAAAAGAGGAAGGTGTTAAATTTCCAAAACTGTATGTTGTCCAGGGAGTTCTTATCCCTTCTCTTGCTTCTGAAGCCAAATCGACATGGCCGATAAATGTCAACTCTGAGTTTTCAAACTTTATAAACACTTGCGCTGTATTAGAGTTATATTCAATAAAACCGCTGGAATTAAAATACGAACTAAAATTGTTTCTTATTGGATTAGCAATGTTCGCAAACCGTAAATCCCCATACTGTTCTACACCTGAAAGAGTAAAGGCTCCATTCTTATTGCAAAAAATTGAGTCATGCACTGCGTTTACTGCAAGATGCACCTCAGAAGATAAATGTTTAAATCGTTCAGTTATCGAAAAATCGGTTGGAGAAGTCCCTGTTAATACAGTAAAAAATGGTTGTTGCGCTTTACCGATAAAATAAAGATTGCCGAATTGATTAAGCATAGCTCCTATCGGATAGTTTTCGTCTGTATTATCTATTACTCCGGTATAACCTGCAGCGCTATCGCTTGAGAAATCAAGAGGTGAGCTTACATTGCTGAAAAATGCGTAACCTGGTGCGTCATCACTCCCTGCAAGCCACAGCCTGTCATCTTTCACCTCGCCCATGCTTGCTTTCGGAGGTCTGCCTGGTGACAAACTCATTAAAGGGGTTTCTGTTGGGACATTTGTGTAAACTCCGGCAGTATAAGAATAAGCAGCTCCACCGGAGGTTACATTCGCCGTCACAAGCTGGATATAATTTGAGCTGTCGCCGCCGTTCCATTCAAATGTGAGATAATAATCAGTTTCAGGAGATAGTTCTGTTGAGATATCGTCTGCCGTAAATGTAGCAGTATAAACCGTTTCAGTGTTTTTAAGAGACGATGCAGTTGTGTATGTATCCGTACCATCTGAAAGAGAAGCCACACTTGCCATTATATGATCATCTGATACCCTGCGGATTTTTATACTAAATACCGTGGATGGGATTGTTCCGACTCTGGTAAGTGACATTACGGCTTTAAATGGTGGAATAGTCCATCCGGTAGACCATGCCTGAGTTGTAAATTTATAAGCGCCTCTATATAAATTACTGTTGCCGACCTTTATGCCTGAAGTTGATGTCAGGGTTGTGCTGTCAAACTGGAATCCTGAAGAATATGATCTGACAAGATTTCCTGTATCATAAGCTAATCTTAAAGTTGTCCCATCCCATATTTTCAGGTATCCGGTATCTGTGAAAACAGCATACCCCCCGAAAGGGATGATCTCCGGCTTACCCTCAAGAGGCAAGCTGCCTATTTGGATTGGATCATTTGAACCGTCTAAATAATATAAATAAAAATCCGAATCGACTAAAAGCGTATAATTCGTTCCGTCTATTGTGACATAACCCGTCTTGACAATTGGCTTGCCGACACTTGTGTTTGTGGTCTTCACAAGTCCTGGCCGGGTAACAATCGCCCCTGTGTTGTCATACATAAAATTGTTGCAGACAACAAGTTCAGACGACGATAGCTGATTCGCCGCAAGCATGGTGTTAATGCCTAAAGGCCGCTCAAGAAAAATAACAGGAGTGTTACCCATTTAAAAATTCCTCAGGAAAAACGTGGGCTAATTGCAGTTCTTAAAACTCTGCGTTTTTTTGCTAAAATTTTCGCTCTGTCTGTAAAGATATTTAATAATGCCTGTTGCAAAGCTGTTTCTTTACTATTGCGATTATTGGCAAGTAAAATTATACACTCGACAATTTCAAGATTAAATATGTTTTTAAAAGGGATTGAGTCTGTTGTTGCAGATAAAGGAACAAAGTTTGGATAATATGTTGCTCTGACAGTATATATAGCATCCGGTATTGGTAAAAGACCAATGTTATCACCAGACAAATAATATTTATCCGGTATTGATCTTGCCCCTGTATTCCCGGCCTCTTCCTGATTCACATAATCATACCTGTCAGCTTCCTCAGCCTGCTCCATAGGCTCATATGTATCAACCCATATTTTATTCATTACCCACAGATCATCGATACTTGCGGTTGCTCTGTCATATGCTTCAACCCCTGCAACCGTATTAAAAGACTCCGACCCGGTTAAAACAAGGTCTGACTCAAGATCAACAAGCAAAGAATATATTATATCAAGACACTTATTGGTATATCTTAATAATTCTGCGTCCTTAAACTGTCTTGAGTTCGTATCCCTTAATTCATATCTTGTTTTTGTGATTATTTCGCTAGCGGTTACCGCCCTGAGAGTTCCCATTTTTAACCTCGTGAAGGCTGCCCGATTGTAAATGTTTTTTCAGGCTCGTCAACATCATCTTTAAAATAGCCATCCTTGTTCAGCCTATGGTATTTTGTAACTTTGCGGCCATATCTTTTATCAACCTCAAACCGTGATATTGTTGAACCTTTTACGCCTGTCACATAAATCTCGTACTCATCACCATCAGTCCATTGATTGTTTAAACCCCCGGACAAGGTACAAGTAAGGGTTGTTTCTGTAACAGCCGTTATAAGCCCATTGCTGCCGTCTGTAGTGTTATAGACAGCTCTTCCAGTAGTTATCCCACATGTTCTGAAATAACCTGTTTTATTTATAAGATCGAGTCCGGTTGCACCTGCATGACTGCCAAAGGCAACCGGACTATCGTCTTTATTTGTATAAACGGGCATCGCTAAGTTGCACTTCCGGGAGTTGCAAGATCGCCTGAACCAGTAAGAAAGCATTCAACATGCCATACTGTATTTTGAGCATCAATACATCTTATTGTATCTCCTATTGTCAGCCCGCCGGTTGTGGTAGCATTTAAAGACAGCTTGTCATCTGTCCCGCCAATTGCAAACCCTTCTGCATTATCCGTTGTATCTGTGTCGGCAATAAAAGCAAAGCCCGACATCGTATCAGTTGTTAATGCAGCTATGATATAAGCATTAGAAGTCCGCACAATGCCGACCTTAAATGTGTATATATCACCGGTGCCTGTAGCTTCAGGCAATGTAACTGTAAAGCCTGTCGCTAAACTCAAGAGACAAATTTTATTTGCATGTGTTGCTTTCGTACAGGCCGTTGTCGTAATTAAATTAACGATCCTGTTTGAAGCATCAGCCACAGCGTTTATTTCTGCTGCCGTAGCTGATAGTTGTGTCCCTTCGTGGAAAACAGCGCCACTGGAATTACACAACTGCACTTGTGAGTTTCTGTCTCCAACCCACACCGCTTCCCCAACATGTGTTTTTGTAGCCATGGGTACCTCCCTCTATTCCTATGCCGGTATATTACCGTAAAAACATTGAGGGTTATTGATTTCAGCAGACCATCTTTGGTCAGCTTTCACCATCATGTCGCCAGTTAAAAAATCACCTTCTTGCGCAAATCTGGTTTTTCTTCTGGTAAAATGAGTAATTCCCTCGCCGTCCAGCTGATAAATAAAGGAATCGGCATCTGTCATATAAGGCCAGACTTCTAAAGCTATTTTCCTGCCGGACTGGTTATAGGCAGAAATAGCTCTATTTGACGTATCCGGCTGGTCAACGGAAAACATTACCTCCCTGGCCTTTTTCTCATACTGAGCCGGAACCCATAGATGTGTTACTTTCTTTTTAATTCGTTTTTGTCTGTGGTCATACTGATTTTCTGCGGCTATAATATTTGCCCAGAAAGCAGTGTATGTCAGGTCGGCAGTTGTCGCTTTATTTGAAAATGTTGATCCGTCAAGCCTTGGATGATCAGTTGCGAATAATGCTTTCCCGTCTCTTGTGGTATGGTAGGTTGTGGCAGCTCCATAATTAAAAAAGTCCGCCATCAGGGTTTCCTCGTTTTCCTGCATTGAATTACCGAGAGCTTTAAAAAGCTCCGGGAATTGGCTGCCCCCGCCCCCGCCTTTACCCATCTGATAAAGATTATCTTCAACTGTCTCTTCGTTCATGCTTACAGCTAGAGCGTAGACTGTGTGTACCCATGTCTGCGGCGGCCCTGCTATTGGGTCATCAAAAGTTACAGCCGCGCCATCACCTTTTACAGATGGAAGCCCTAAATCAGACTGGATGATGTTTTCTTCTTTTGCCTTTGTTGATTTTTTCCTTGTACATATTTTAGGCCATTTGGCTTTTGCACGGCCTGTATGATATGCGTCCAATGTCAGAGAAAAAAACCCTGGCAAATATTGATTTGCAAATGCTGATCTTGTTATCATTTTTTATCCTTTCTATGCGCCGACTATTCCGTTACCCATAAAAGCCGTGTTAAGTTTTACAATAAATCGACAATGGTTTCCGGCAGCGCCCGCGGCGGAAATACTGTCGTCAGGATGAACCCCAATAAGCCGGAAAGCAAGTGTCGCAGTCGTAGCAACAGACGATGAGTCAATTTCCATGCCTGATATCCCTGTTGAAGTACTTCCTGCATGTGTCGCTATACTTTCAACGTTAAGTCCCACATTGGCAGCTACAATGCTGCTTGCTACGCCATCCTCCTGCGCTACGTATAATTGATCAGGGCTATTCGCAACTAGCGCATAGCCCGTTATTACCCCATTTCCGACATCCGCAGTGTCCATGCTGTTGACAGGGAAAAAGTTATGGTCAAAAAGACCTAATACAATGCCAAGAAGTGACCCTGCTGCGCCGGATTCCTCGACCACTGCTTCAATTAAATTTCCCATCTTGGGAGTCAATAGAGTATTGCCGGCAGTCTCAACTAAATCCCCAATAAAAATATCAGTTGTTGGGGTCGTCTGGATTGCATAATAACCTGTGTGTATGATACTTTCCCAAGGCTTGAAACCCCTTGGAGCATCTATTGACGCTTGATCTCTGCTCATAATATTAATTTCCTTTTATCAATCTGCGATTAAATCACCCAGATCGTTTGTTTGTATTTTGTCGTGTATAATATCTTTCATGTCATTGATTTTTGCTCTCCTGCCTGAGATAATCTCACCAAAAGATGTCTTTTCTATCGCCTTTTCCTGGCTGATTTCTCCGGAATTTCTTTGATGCTGGTTAAGATTGTCTATCATTTTTCTTTCTGCCATATGGTGTGACCATGGTTTAAACATTAAAATTTGGTCGAGTTTCTGTATTCCACCATGTCCAGGGTCAATAAAAGCCTTGAGATATGGCGAATTAACATTATTACATATCCACCATCGCCTCGGTACCTCCAGGTTTCTTAAAAAATCTATCCGCTTCGTGTTTTTCTCAGCCCACCGATATTTAAACATTCTTTCTTTTTCTTTTTTTACCGCAGGCGCCGGCAGGGTGTAAGGGTCGTCAGACAAGCTAAAGTCTGTCATTGACTCCTCTGTAATCGTTTCTTTCCAGCCGGTATCTTCTGTTTTTGCTCTTAAATTAAAAGCTAATTCATCACCAGTTAAAATTTGTTGCTCTTTGTTTTGTGTTTCCGACATTTTTTTTAGTCCCTTTTTTTTCATCTGTTAAAATCCCCTATCTTTTTAACATTGACGCATATAATTTTAATTGGGATGGCGTTTTTAGGCCAATTTCGTTTGCAACCCTAACCTCTTTAGCGCTTAATTTTGTACTTTTTTTGCCTGCCGCTGGATCACCGGCAGACAGGAGACCATCAGTTTTTATTTTTTGTTTGCGTATGCTCTCAGCCTTGCCACTTCGCCCATCAGATAGACCCTTTTCGTATGATTCTTTTTGTATATTTTGTATGTTGCCATGCACCATACTTGACACCGCTAAAAAATCAGAATAAGGATGATCCGATAATTGCATCTTGTTTTTAAACTCCTGCACTTGTTTAGCGAATGGACTTTCTGCGTCATTAAGCATTGGATATGTTGTGGACATAAATTTGTTTAATTCTTGTTGAGTCTTGACAATACCCTCTGTCTTGATTTCTTCTTTTGATACGCCCTTCGCCATTTGCTTTGAAACGTGTTTGATAATTTCAAGGGTTGTTCCGTGATCCCCTTCGTGAGCCTCTAGAAGACCTTTAATTTGGTCATCTGTTAAAGTTACTTCTTCGTCATCTTTTGAGGCAAGTTTTTCGGCATTTTCCTTTCTTAAATATTTTATAGTTTTATTTAAATCTTCGATATGGTTTGATGCCCTGTCATAATTTTCTTTCAATTTTGTGAACGAATCGTCAACAACAGACGTTTTGTCTTCTTTTTCTTTTGACTCATCCACCTCCTCAGCCACTTCTTCGTCATCAAGGATTTCATCATCTACGGTAAAAACACCTTCTTGTTCTTCTTCGTCAAGGTCTTCAACTTCTTCAACTTCTAAATTTTCTTCGTTCATAGCCTTACCTTTTTTTAGTCTGCCATTATTTGTTTTTGGATTAATGATATTTTCAAATCTTCCATATCCTTTATCAGGTCTATCTTTATATCTTCGGTTATCTCTTCAAACCTGGAGAAAACAACTTCGGATGGATTGTCGCATGGTATGCCGGCGCCTGGATATATTTTTGGGTTTTTAGGCAAGCCTGCCTTGTCGCTATACAGAAACCAGGGCATCATAGTAATGGTTGATGAACCTTCTTCAGAATATATCCGTATACGCTTCCACCATCGCCTCGGTACATTCAGGTTTCTTAAAAAATATACTCGTATACGCTTCCACCATCGCCTCAGTACATCCAGGGTTCTTAAAAAATATATCCGCTTTGAGTTTTTCCCAGCCCACTGATATTTAAACATTCTTTCTTGTTCTTCTTCGTCAAGGTCTTCAACTTCTTCAACTTCTAAATTTTCTTCGCCCATAGCCTTACCTTTTTTAGTCTTCCATTATTTGTTTTTGGATTAATGATATTTTCAAATCTTCCATATCCTTTATCAGGTCTATCTTTATATCTTCGGTTATCTCTTCTGTTACATTGTTAAGCGGAATTGAAATAATTCTTTTGGCTAACCCTAAACTGCCTGCCAATTCGCTGCCTTCTGTATGTGAGTACAACAATGGTGATGTGTGATTAACAATAACCTCAATAACTTTCTTCCTATATAGTCTAAAGGCATCGCTCATATAAAAATCATTCATTTTTATTTTCCATCACCCCTTTCTCTTTCATGTAATTGCTAATTATTTCTTTTATTTCAGGGTTGGCTTGTAATACACCTAAAACCTGGTTAATTTCAGGATTTATGTATTCGGCTGCATTGGCATTCGGTTTATATGTTTTCACTATATCCTCAACCAGCTTAATCGGATTTATAATTGGGTCAGGTCTAAGCTGCTGGAACATTACCTCGTTTTCTTTCCTTTCGATCAACTTGTTCGCCATGTTAGTTGAACCGGTAAGTGTGAAATTAACAGTCCTTTCCATTAATTGCCTGGGGATATTAATTTGCTGGCCCTGATACACAAACTGTTTGTTGATCGGCATATTTTTGTAGTATAAATCCCAAATTGTTTTTATTATCTCCTTAAAATCTTCTTTTAAAACATCACCTTGATAATTATGTTTTAAGTTGCCCTCTTCTATCACTGCCATAACTTCTGTTGCAGTTGTGCCGCTTTCAGCATTTCTGCCGACCTGCAAATCGCCGATTGATCCTAACCTCTCCCACAAATTCATAAACATATCTATAAAGCCCGTATGCTGGTCAGGGTTCGTCGCAAACCTGGGGAAAACAACTTCAGATGGATTGTCGCATGGTATGCCGACACCTGGATATATTTTTGGGTTTTTAGGCAAGCCTGCCTTGTCACTATATAGAAACCAGGGCATCATAGTAATGGTTGATGAGTTTATAACCAAATTGAAAATGTCGGAAGCACCGTCCTGAATAGATTTTAATTTTTCATAAATACTTGTGCCGTATGTCCGCCCTTCTTCAGAATATATCCGCATACGCTTAATAACATGCTCATTTTTCATGTTCAAATCTCTAAGAAGCACAAAACGAATCAATGTTTGTGTTTCTTTTGTTATTGTCGCGATTATTCGTTCTTCTTCAAAATCCTCCTGGTCTTCCTCTGAGCTGTTCTCATCTCTGTATATATATGAAATATGACACTCATAACATTCTATCGCTTTCTTTCCTGATATGGCAACGCCTTCGATCTCTTGTGCAGGCGTTAAATCGTTCGATAAAATTTCGTCAATCTCCGTTTCTTCCCCCAACAATTCACTGTCGATATTCATATAACCATGCACATCTTTCAATCGCTGAAGTTCTGCATACGATGGCCGGATGACACGTATAAAATCCGCTTTCTCCCAGTCTGTAATATTATCGGCACAATACATATCTGTGAGAGGGACAAATTCAAAAGATACGCCCTCGTTACCCTGTTCTATAGTGTCATGTGTTACTGGCTGGCCTGATTCAGGGTCAACCACTATATTACCCTGCTGATCGAATTGAAAGACTCGTATTTTTTTTTCCTCAATCATATATTTCAAGACAATAAAAACTGTGCCTTCCAGCAATACATCGTGCGTAATATTTTTTACTTTTCTATCAATTTTTACAACCTTGGCGAGCTCATCATTGAACCAGTCTTGCAAAATTTCATATTCCGGCGGCTGTTCGGTCATGCCATCCATATCTATTTTCGCAAATGGTTTTTTTGCGACCAAACCAGATACAAATCTTGGCTCAAGATTGTCAATCGTAATGGTCGTAAGCGGTAATATAATGTTGCTGGCATTTTCCCAGGGGAAGTTGGTTATTTCATTCTTTTGTTCATAAATTTTTCTGGCTTTTATAGCTGCCTCTATTTTTTTTTCTCGATATTCCGAGCTTTCATACTCTGTGAAAAGATCGATACAATATGAAACAAGATGCTGATATTTACCATTCTTTTCTTTTTTTTCTAATGTCATTATACTTCCGCCTTCGCTGCCCAGTTCCCGAGTTCTGTTTTCATATAATCATATCTATTGGTTTTTAGCGTTCTATTCGGCAGCATGATCATCATTTGTGACGCCATTGCCGCTGAAATTACTCTATCATCATTACAGCCCTGAGCTGCGCCATATTTACCGGAAATTTCAATAAACGTCCGCATTTCTGATACTGTTTCCTTCGCCCTGATCAGCAATTTCGAGTCACGGACAGCTTCATACAGACCGTCAATCATATTCGGCTTCGTGAATTTCGTAGTAAGAAACCCAGGCTTTCCAGGTGTCTCCTCATACTGAGGCCACCGTGCCCTGGAAAGAAAAGCTACGACCGTATGGCCATGATTATTCCTTTCGACACACGCTGTAGCTCTGTTATAAAGATGCCCGATCAACATAATTAAATCATGCACCAGATCATAATCCATATGCCCATGCCATTGCGCGCATTGTACCCCTGATGCCCTGTTCCATACATCTATGACCGTATAGTCAGGCCTGGGTTTTTTTTTATTATTGTCAAAGGCTTCTATCCCGCCTGCAATATCAGCCGTAATAAAGTACTGTGCGCCTTCAACAGGTTGTTCCCAGAGCGAAAATGCGCCATATTTATCCTCTCTGATTTTAGTTTTTCCTAACTGTGCGACAACATTCCCAACTATTAATGGTGTGGCACACTGTTTTTCGATACTGTTACAGAGCAACTGCCCGTATGTGTTCGAGCCAGTTGCAAGGAAAGCCTCCTCAACTGTTGCCGGGTATTCCTGTTGAAATTTTTCAATAGAACCCCCACATTTATTTTTTATCGCTGCTTTTCGCCAGTATAGCTGCTCATCTGTGAGATTATATTTTTCCTGTAGTTCAATTTCAGGTGAGGTCACCCATTTCATGTTGGGCTTGTCATATACTTTTAATTTTTTTTGCTCCTGAAATTTTTTCTTCTTTGCCCTGGTCTGAAATTCCAGTGTATAATTTTCATGCACAAACCATGGGATAAAGACCAGCACCCATTGCGTATCCGGATGCGTCCATGCGAACGGCAATCCATTTTCAACATAATACGGGTACATGCCTTCGTGATATGCTTCCATGACATCACGCTGGAACATATTGCCATATCCATTAGCCGTAGACTCCCGGAATATTTCAGTCTCCGTCGGAAGATCAGGCACACACTGAAGCAGCCCTAGAAGTGTTTCCTCAGTATTAGGCCAAAAAGCTTCCTCAGAATCATGCAGGTAGTGTATACCCTGTGATCTGCCAGCCCCAACCGTTCGAGCAGTAGCCAGCCTGTATTCTGATTTTAGACCTGTTCCTGCGTCATCATCGAACCGTAGCTCTCTGGCATTACTCGCCAGAGTTTTTGGCGCGATAGGATTATTTTCGTGAATCAACTTCGCCATACGGAACAGAGTAGACGTAGACTCCTCCTCGTGACCAATGATGAACGTGTTCTTATTAAAATTTAAACTCGTATGGTGATAAAAACGTGACTCAATATAGGTTGAACCGCCGATCCGCCGTGATTTCAGTAATAATATTCTCACGTTTCCCTGCTCAGCCCTTTGTTTTTCAGCGACATTATGGATAATTTTCTGCGCCGCATTTGGACGAAGCGGAACGACAGCCGATGTGTTATGATCCCTGATTTTCACACAGGTTTCCCCAAATTTCAGAAAATCTTCCTGGAGCATCTCACAATCCGCTATGGTTATTTTATTAAATTCCACTACTACTCAGCCTTTTTTTTCGCAACTAATTGTCGTAAAACATCTTCAATAGATGAACTTTGTACTTCAGCTGTGATTTCCCTTTTATCAGCCAAATATTTTTTCATCAGACTGGAAAGCACCTTGTTGTCCTCGAAAGCCTGCTCCACAAAATGCTCAAGTATTTTCTTTTTTTTCCGCCTCTCTATCTTCTGAATAGCTTCGTCTAGATATTTCAGGGACATCTTGTTTCCAGTCCCTTTTGGTCGGCCTTTTGGGTTTCCTGATTTCCCCTTTACGAACATTTTGACACCCTTTAATTATATGCTAATTATACATAATTATATGTCAATTATAGGTAATTATATGTTAATTATAGGTAATTATATGTCAATTATACATAATTATACATATTGTCAAGTAATTATGTATAATTATATTGTTGATTACAAAAAACAATTACAAAAAACCTGATTTTGGCTATATATAGCCAATCGTTACGACCAGGCTGGCTAGATCTAGCCAAAATTTGGAAACCATAGCAATTAAAATATCTATATCTTGTAGTTAAAATATTGTTTAACACAATATATGGTATGCGTTTTTTATTTTATTATGGCACAGCATGTGCATTATATAATGGTAAGTTCGGCAATTACGCCGAATAAAACTTAATAAAAGGAGAAGAAAAATGGACACAAAAATTGAAATTGAAATTGAAATTTTTAATGGTAACTGGATACCAGTCGACGCCTCACAGTTAACTGATGATCATGAAAATGAGCTTGATATTAATATTGCTCCGGAAATCCTGGATGGTTCGTCATGGTATCTTGACAGTGCTTATACAGACCCACCCCGTAAAATTAGAATTAGAGGCAGCAAATGCAAATAACAAAATTTAATTTTCTCCCGGAATATCAGCATGTTAATGGTGATATAATCCCGCTGATAGTGCCCTGTTTTTTTCCGGGATGCAAAAAGCGGGCAATCATGAGGGTAACAATCGTAGATGATGAAACCACGATAATACCCTCATACTGCGGCAAATGCGCCGCTAAACCGGTTGAAGAATTGGCCGAACAATTTATAGGGAGGGGGAAATGGGAAAAATAGATAAACACGTCGTAGCCATTGCGAAGGAGCGCGACGAATATAGGCAGTTATTGGATGAATGCCTCTACGCATTCAACTATATTCCAAACAAAAGAATTGACGATGGCGATGGCGGCACAACCTATAAGTTGGCCGCTAAAATCGAAAAACAACTTAAAAAGTGGGAGGATTAAAAAAAAGATGGCAGATTAATTTAAAACATTTACGATGCCCCGGCAAGAAAGCCCACGTGTTTCAACCGTGGGATGAATTGCTTAAGCTAATTATTTGCTTGACAACTCTATAATTATGTTTTATTTTATTAGTCATGAGCACACAACGATGGAAAACAAGTAACACTGTGGTTTTTAATATAAGTTATCATTTAATTTGGTGTCCTAAATATAGGCGCAAAGTTCTAAATGGTAACATAGCAACTCGGTTAAAAGAATTGCTGATAGAAAAAGCACACGATATAAATGTTCAGATAGAAAAAATGGCTATAATGCCGGATCATGTTCACTTATTTGTTAAGTCTACATCAATTAATGCTCCGCATTATATTGTTCAGCAATTAAAGGGCTGCACCTCTCGGATTTTAAGACAGGAGTTTAAGATGTTAAGAACCAGGCTTCCGTCTTTATGGACAAGATCTTATTATGTTGAAACTATCGGCCATATATCTGAAAAAACTGTTAAAAAATATATAGAAGATCAAAAGAAACATTAAAATGATTTTAACCTACAAAATAAAGCACGACAAAGACTTTAGTACTGAACTCAACAAGGCTAAGCAAATAGCTCAGTTTGGGATTAATCATAAAGTTTTATCAAGCAAATCAGTCAAGCAGTTTGGCTTAAAGTCTATGATCTCAAACCAAATTCTCAGGAAATATGTTAAAAACAAAAAGATTAAACAAATACATAAGGTTAATCTTATTATCCCTAACCAGGGGATCAAGGTTGATAAAAATAAGCAAACTATATCAATCCCTTGCTTAAAGTTTTCTTTTGGCTATCAATATCTCAATGACTTCAATAAAATTAATCAAATCGAAATCAACAATCAATTTATTTTTATCTCAGTTAGTGTCAATGAAAAAGAACAGGTAGTGCAAGAAAATGCTATTGGTGTTGACTTAAATACTACCGGGCACGCCGCTGTTATTGCTAACCCACAAAACGGCAAAGTTGTAAAACTTGGCAAAAAAGCAAATCATATTCACAATAAATATAAAAATATTCGAAAAGATTTGCAGAAAAAGAGTAAATACAAAAAAATCAAAACTATCAAAAACCGTGAAAGCAGAATAGTTAAAGACTTAAACCACAAAATGAGCAAGAAAATTATTCAGGTTGCGGTCGAATCAAATTCAAATATAAATTTAGAGGATTTAACTGGTATCAGAAAAACTGCTAAATCAAGAAAATCCTTTAAATATGCCTTGAACAGTTGGTCGTTTTATCAATTAAAGCAAATGATAGAATATAAAGCCAGGCTGCGGGGTGTTAAAATTGTTAAGATTGACCCACGCTATACGTCAAAATCGTGTAGCCGATGTGGGCTTCTTGGCAATCGCAATGGAAAAATATTTAAGTGTCCTCATTGCGGACACGTAGACCATAGTGATTCTAATGCTGGATTTAATATTGCTGCAAAATCAAATACTATTGGTCTATCTATCGTAGACAGAGATGCGATAGAAGGGAGCACTGATACCCGCCAAAAGGCAATGGCTTCAATCCAAGGCTAACCTTAGAACCCCACGTACTTTAGTCGTGGGAGTATGTCAGCAGGGAGGAATGAATGAAACAAACTAAAGAAGGCCCAAAAAATCAAGAAGGAAAACCAGAATGGGCGGTCTTGCCATGGGAAGCCCTGGAACATGTTGTTAGAGTTTTTGAGTACGGCGCAAGTCCTGAAAAATATAAAAACCCGTACACATACCGTCCAGGGATAACCTTTTCAAAGCTGTTTTCTGCTTCTATTAGGCATTTAATAGCTTGGTGGAAGGGTGAAGACTATGCACCAGATTCGGGCTGTCACCACCTTGCTCATGTTTGCGCTAACTGCTTGATGCTGTTAGCAATGACTGACAAAAAACAGTTTGATAATCGGGATAAGGAGAAAAAGGATGGCAGCCAAAAGCCATGACTAATTATCTATCGTCCCTAATCCTGGTGAAACAGGATTAGGGACTTTTTTTTTAGTCGGCAGCTATCTACCTACCTCATATTCCTGGTTTTTCAAACGCCGCTTTCTATCTCTTTCCTCCTTCAGTCTTTGTTGCTCTTTTTCACGATTCATCCGATTCATCCGCCATTGCATTTGGTTTTGTCTTTCTTGTGCCTGTTGAATTTTTTTCAACTTTCTTTTTATATCCCATATTTCTATTTGGCTCATCATACCCTGGTTCTCCTGCTGCGGCCATGCCGCCACTGAACCATAAAAAATTAATGTGAAAATTAATGTGAAAATTAATGATTTCATTTTTTCTCCTTTCTTTTTTTACCGTGATGTTGTGAATGCAACCCTGAACGCCCAAAAACCTATAGTTACCTTTTCCATAGTATTCTATAGAACCGGCTGTAAGGCGTCGAGACCATATGCACCGACGAACAGGATATTATGAGCCGCATTTTCATCAGCATCCATAATGTTCCCGCAGCTACACTTATAAATCTCACCACGACGGTTTGATTTACAAATAAGCCCACAACTGCTACATCGCTGGCTCGTATATTGAGGCGGAACTTTCTTAAATAAAATCCCAGCCTCTTCGCACAGTATGGTGAGTTTTCTCAAACATTGAGAATAGCTCCACCGTTGCAGTTTGTTATTAAATTTCTTACGTATCTTGCCTTTTGATTTATGTTTAACGTTCTTTAAATCTTCAGCAAATAGCTCTTTGACATTATCTAAATCTAAAGCTTTGCAAGAGGTATTGACAAGTTCATTACGCTCAATCAAAGCACGGTCAAAAGCCTTGCTGCCCTGTTTCTTGCGTGCTATTTTTTCATAGATTGAGCTATCACCAATAAATTCACCATCTGAACTGACAATGAGTTTCTTATATCCGATATCTATTGCTTTTTATTTGCCGGAAGTCTTAAGAGCAGGTGCGGCCTTCTCAAAAAAGATATCAATGAAATAGCCATTTTCATTGATTCTAAACCGGATTGATTTTTTAATCATCCATCCATCTTTTATAAATTTGTTGAAATGGATATGCTTTTGTGAGGGCAGATTGATTATGATTTTGTTACCGATTGAAGACAGCTTAATCCAGATATCAAAATGGTTTACATCTTGTTTAATATCGACAAAGCGGGAATCAAGCTCAAGGACTATCCGGTTTAAGGTAGGCTTATGTTTCTTTTTCTTTTTGCGCTGGGACTTAACTATAGAAAGAGCTTGTTTTGCAGCAGCTTGTTTTAAACGTGCCGATAGCCAGCTTTTAACAGTTGTGTCTTTAACAAAGCTTCCAGAGAATTGCTGTTGTTCCCACAGGCTATTTATAAAGATATTAGCCACACGGACATATTCTTCGGCTATTTCCTTAAGTTTTTCAAGTTTGCCAGCGTTAGCAAATTTAAGATTTATTGTCGACTTTCTTATCATTTTTTCTCCTTTCTTTTTTCACCGTGATGTTGTGAATGCTCCCTCCCAATTATAGCTTAAAGCCCCCTAAAAGGCACGATCTTTTGTTACCGTATATGATGGTATTGACCAACTCGCCTAAATTGTTTCTACGATGGTTTTTGGGCGTTCAGGGTTGCATTCCACTCTTATTTTTTAAAAATCCGGACCTTGAAAACAGGTATCCGGCGGCTTAATCTTTTCCCATGTTGATCGTATTGAATTGGATGGCCTTTCCCTGTAGCCGTAAATCCATCCCAATTTTCAGCGCTCGTCACAGCCAGACAGAAATTAAAAAAAATGCAATTATCATTCAATTCACACCTTTCAGATTTTTCACCTATTTTCGGCTGCCTGGTTAATTCGCAGCCAAAAAAACGATATTGCTGTTTTACCGGTTTTGCGTTTAAAACGCTTGCGCCTATTGCCGCTATCTTTTTTTTCCAGTTTTTCCCCATCAGCTTTTTTGCTTCGCATTCGACGCATGTCTTTTTTTTATTTTTCAGATAAGCATATGACGACAAACTTAATAATGTTTCTTTTTTACATTTTGGACAGATAAAAATATGCCTTTGGTTAGCAGTTTCATGAACAGTGTTTAGCCTTTTTATGACAGCTGAACATTTTCTGCATATATTTATAATATTTAGTTTTTCTTTTTTACTTTTTAATATTTTAATTGTTTTTTCCGCTACTATTCTTTTTTGCTCGCATAACGGACATTTTAAAATAGCCATGTTGTAATTTCCCTTTCAGTCTCCAACTTCCTCAACCAGCTTTGAAATTTTCCTGGAAGTACCGATTTCCAAATATTTTTCCTGTTCTTGGTTAGGCTTTAATTGGATTTTATGGACTAACAGCATTCTCAAGTTCCTTTATGAGTTTTTTATGGCTTCTGCTTCTATAGAGACGAGCGGAAAAAACTGTAATTATTTCAAGCACATCTTGGGCTAATTCCTCTTCAAATGAAGGTTGTTCGCCTTTGTGTATCAATACAATTTCTATACCTTGACGAGCGCATAAGGCGAAAACAAGTTCAGAGCCAAAACGAAGTAGCCTGTCTTTGTGTGTCAAAACAAGCCTTTTTATTTGTTTTCGGAGAATCATCAATAATAATTTATTGAGACCTTTTTTCTTATAATTCATACCAGAACCAAGGTCTCTTATAATTTCTGTTCGCCAACCTTTAGCCGCACAGTAGCCTTCAACCATAGTATGTTGTCTGTCAAGGTCTCCTTTTTGGTCATAACTTGATACTCTGACATAGCCTATTGTTGGGTAGTCCTGTTCATCTAATGACAATAATTCTGCTCTATCATAATATCTGGTTCCACCTCTTGTTTTTCTAGCAGGTAGCAACTCTCCGGTTTCCTCCCACTTCCGCAATGTTGCCGGGGTTGAGCCTATTAAGTTTGCGGCTTCACCAATTTTGACCAATCTTTTTTTCATAATGGTATATTATAATACATTATTTTAGATTGTCAAGCACTATTTTAAGCCATTTAACTATTTTCTTCTCTTTTTCATCACAAAGACATCAGCCATGCGAAGCATGGTAACATCGCTACAAATAGCGTTTTAAGCCGCCTAAAAGGCACGATCTTTCATTACCCTATGTGATGATATAGACCAGCTTGCCAAAGTCGTTTCTACGGTGGTTTTTGGGCGCCCTTTAGGTATTTTCATCACAAAGACATCAGCCATGCGAAGCATTCTAACATCGCTACATCGCTGTATTTTGCTTATTTATGATTATAACCGATTAAAGGCTCTTACAGGTGATTAGATTAACTATTTACTATATTATTGTTGATATATTGCTATTTTTACATGTATCCAGCCTTGTCCAGTGATGAGCTAGCATAAGTTATTGTATTCTCTTAAGTTCTATTAGTTCTAGTTAATAACTCATAATAAAAAAATAATAAAAAAATATAGGGATTTTAGGCGTTAATAGAACAAAAAAGGTATTGTTTTGTTCATGTGATTTTTTCTGTGTTTTAGTGGATATGGCAGAACATTTAATTATATCAATAGTTTACAGATAACAAAAGCAAAACACGTCAAGAACTCAAAGGATTTCAATAAGTTACAAAGATTTTATAAAAAATATTACTTAATCCGTTCTAGCGTGTTCTAGTGGTGTTCTAACGAATATCCAACGTAACTAACTGAATGTGCTTATGTTTTAGCAAAATAGCTAAAATAAGTCATAAGAATAAAACAATACCTTTTTTTAGTTTTCTTTTAGTTTTTTTTTTAGTTTTTTTGTTCCGACAAGGGCAAAAAATGTTATTATTTTTTGGATAAAAAGAGTGATTTTGGTGAAAAAAATACAAAAAAAACATAAAAAAAAGCGGTAAAAAACATTAATTTTAGTTTTTCACCGCTTTTTTTAACTATTATTTTTGTTAAAAATCGTAATTTTATTCTAAATCATTGTTAAAAACGCTATCTTTTCCCCAGTCTATTTCTATATTAATAATTTTTTCAAACAATTCTCGGCATGTTTCAAGCTGCGGAAACTCATAATACCATTTTCGTTTATATTCACCGGCTGAATTTATTATAGTTTTTATGTATTTTCTGTCTATCTGAGGGCATATTTTCTTAAGATCGTAACCGAAATGACTATTAGTACGCCTTCGTTTCACGCCAAGGTCATTACAAAAATTAATATATTGAGCGTATAAAGTAAAACACATTATTGATTCATTTTTTTGCATCCAGTCACTCTCGCTTGACAGTTCACCATTGCGTAATTTTTCGTACCAAAACTTATGGACTGGACTCATTGTTTCAGTGATTTGATTAAACACTGCTGTCGTTTTTTTAAAAGTTTTTATATCTGCTGTCGTCAAATCCCACCGTAACAAATCATATAACATAGCTTCAGTACCACCATTTTTAAGCTCGGAAAATAACGCATTAAAATATTGTCTATTTTGTTTTTGGTCCTCAGACACATCGATGGTGAAAAATCTGCGTTCGTCGAGGCCGGATGGAACAACCCAATCATCATTTGATGCCATGCCCAGATTGATATGATTTTTTAATGTTACAGCATCCTTGCCTTTCGGTTCAATCATCAGTACGTCTTCAGTGATAATTCCCTTAATGACACCTTCGCTTGTTTTGTCTCCAGCCCAGAAACCTTCGTCAATAAATAAAAATAAAACGTCCTTAAGGTGATTATTAAATTGCCCTGTAAGCTGCTTTTGATTATTGATTTGCATAAAATGATTGCCAAAAATTTTACCGAATCCAGAAAAAAAACAGCCTTTCCCCGTTCCCTGGCCACCCCTAAGAACAAGAGATGTCCCAGGTCTTTGCCCCCCAGGATCCTGAACAATCCGCGCCATCCATGTTATAATCCATTCGTAAATGTCTTGCTGCCCATTTGCAATGATTTTAAATATATGATTACGAAACAGAGACCAGTCACCCTGAACAGCTTCAACAGCAAAACCCTTCCAAAGATTATAACACCCGTTTGGCGATTTGCCAGGAGTAAAAACTATATTTTCGTATGTGCGTCTGTCTGGAGATTTCATCCAGTCGGTGACAATATTAATCATTTTTAATTGCCCCCTTAACCCGGCAAGCGGATTAGGGATTTGTTTGTTTGCATAACGATTACGCAAATCAATAATATTAGAAAAATTAATTGTCGGACGATTAAAAACAGGGTCAATGTATTCGTTCAGGATACAACATTTACCCCCCAACATGATAACGGCATGTTTTTTATTAAGGAAATCAATATGATCTTCATATGGTTTATTTTTTTCTATTAATTCTAAAAGGTCAGCCTTGGTGTTTCCGGCGTTAAGCCAGTCTGAAACATCACCGCCTTTTTGAAGATTCGGAAGATTAATAATTTGGATTGATTTTGCGATTGCTTTTAATTTACCGGCAACAAGATCCGCATGCTTTTTACCAGGTTCATCGTTGTCGGGAATAATAATGATTGTTTTGTTTTGGAAATAAGGAATTAAAATATCCGGCCACTTTCCGGCCCCCATCGGGTTACATGTTGCTGTTAAATTAATCTGCTGAAGCCTGTCAGCGTCCTTTTCCCCCTCTACTATATATAAGGTATCATTTTTAATAACAGACTGAAGGTTGTAAGGAATAATTTTAATATCCTTTAAATTCCAGATGTAAGTATTTTTTTTCGTAGGATGCGGACGGCGCTGCCTAAAATCTTTAGGGTCTTTATATTTACAGGTCTCATAAACTACGTTGTCGTTGATATCTTTATACTGATAAACAGTGTCCAGTGTACCTGTCTTTTTTGATTTAACTTTTTCTTTAGGCTTCATCTTTTTAATATCAAGTCCAAGAAAATCAGCAAAATACTTCAAAGCATCTTTAAAATCACCCCCATACTTTTTTTGATGAAATGTAAAAATATCTCCAGTTTCGCCGCAACTCATACATCGATAAGCACCTTCCTTAAAAAAATTGACATTAAGAGACGGTTTGGTATCCTGGTGAAAAGGGCAAATTGCCGTAGCCCAGCCGGAAGAATTAAGCTTGCCAATCTCACCTAACTCTTGCTCATAATATCGTTTATAATCAGAGAATTGCATGGAATCCAAAATTTGTTCTTTTAATCCGTCATTGCTCATGTTTTCCTCATTTTAATTATTTCTTTGTGATATTTTTCAAGTAAAAGGTATGTTAATTTTTCTGCGAAAACCCTGTCAGGAGGCGTCCAAATATATACACCATATCTGATAGACCACGATAATAATGTTCTAAATACAGACTTAGGATTCATTTTAGTGTGGCCAGGAGGATTCAAAAAAATATCATTTAATCCGCCTTCAAGTATAAGCGCCGGATAATCGAATTTAGATAATCGTTTAAATTCGTTTTCAAATCGTTTCCGGCCTCCACCGACACTGCCGAAAAGATCAGATAAAGATTTTCGTTCTATACTGATTCCTGACTGCTCAAAACCTGAAATGCTATAATCGCCGGTTTTTAAGCCTTTATAGATTATTTTTGGTTTAGGTTTAATGTTAGTAAAGATGTAAGGATTTTGTTCTCTTGTATCAATTATTATTTCCATTATATATCAATAATTATTTCTCCTTAATTTGTAATTTTTCTTTTAATAATGTTTTCCGACAATACACTTTTTCTTCCTGTATAGCCTGTTTTATAGCAGAAAATTCACCCACCGTTATACAAATTTCCTGTGCTCGTGAGATAGCCGTGTATAACCATGCCCGATCAACAAAAAAATTAAATCCTGAATGTACCGGAATAATTATAACTGGAGCTTCGCTCCCTTGCATTCTATGGCAGGTCACACAATATGCCAGCAATAATTTATTATTATTTAATGGGACAACTGTGGTTCTATCAGGATTGAAAAATTTTACAACAAGCTGATTCCGATCAGGCCTAACCTCTATCACAGTACCCATGTCGCCGTTAACAACTAATGCTTCATCCCCTGTCGGAGTCTTAATTTTATTGTTTTTTGTTTGGATGACTTTGTCGTTTTTGCGGAATATCGTATTTTTAATAACAGGATTTTCTTTATTTAATTTTGCTTGTAATACTTGATTTAATTCATCACACGACAACCCTGTCCGTTTATTGACTGGAGATAATACCTGAACATCCCACACAGGGTCATAGCCCCGCAGGGGCATACGCTCGCAAACAAACTGCTGTATGACCTGTTGTATCCGTTCAGGTGATCTGATTTCGATATGACGCAAGTTGAGTCCTTCGTTTAAATCTAATTGTTTTGAAGGAATATAGAAATTACCGTCTTTAATTTGATGGCAAGCTCTAACTATATCCCCTGCATTACGCTGAATCTCTGTAAGTTCAGTGTAAGGCACTTTTTTAGAATTTATTATATCTCGTAAAACGGCCCCGGCGCCGACCGAAGGAAGTTGATAAAAATCCCCGACCAATAATATTTTTGTTTTGTGAATATTTATAGCTTTAAAAACATCAGCCATTAATTGATTTGTGATCATTGAAACTTCATCAAAAATTAACAAATCAATATCTAATTTATTTTTTTCATTTTTTTGAAAAGAAAAGTTACCGTTTAAATTCATACGAGGTTCAAGAAGTTTATGGATAGTTCCCGCCTGATGCCCTGTCGATATTTGCATTTGTTTGGCTGCTTTGCCAGTTGGAGCCGCAAGAGCAATTTTTAATTTTTTATTTTTCGCCCATTTTAAAATTTCTTTAAGCGTAAAGGTTTTGCCGACACCAGGCGCACCGTATAAAACAGATATCTTGTTTTCTTTTACCATTTTTACCGCTTGCTGTTGTTCGTCTGTCGGAATTAAAGTCAAAGCATCCCCTTAATTGTTGTAGAAATATAAGTTTCATCTTCATCCATTTTTGCAAAGGCCAACCAATTATTCAATCCAGGCGCATCAACAATAACTTCAGAAATTAACAACTCGTCAATACCGTCATCAATTTCTTTAAGATCACCGATCAATTCTTTAACAGTAAAATATAAATCTTGCCGTGTTATCCATACATTACCTGTATGTAAATCTTGCTCCATAGCATATTTAACCGCAGCCTTAATTCGGAACATCGAATTGTTAGAAATATTTAAAACGTGCATGGCTAATCTATCCGCTATCATAAAACCACTGCCTTGAAAATTAATAATGATATATGGATTTTTTCTTAATTTATCAGCAGCATTTAAACCATACTTTCGAATTAATTCTGTTGGTAAAGATTTACGGAGACCTGGAATATCAAGAATTTTCATTAATTCAACAAGCACCGTTTCTATTTGTTCATTTTCAATAAGAGTTTCTTGAATTTCTAAAGCTTTTTTTTCTGTTAGCCCTTGGATCTCAGCCGCAACCATTTCCGGATCTTCTCTAAGAACGTCAAGGGTTTCGTCTCCGTAAATATTAATTAATCTTTCAGCCATTATCGGCCCTACCCACTTAACCGTCCGAACCAAATATTTATAAATTCCATTAGTATCGGACGGCTTAACGGGTGTATAACTATCAAATTTAAACTGCTTTCCAAAATCAGGATGATTTGACCACTTGCCGGATAATTGATATTCCATGCCTTCAACAGGATTATTCATGTTGCCTAGGCAACTAAAGGATTTCTTGCTATTCGGTGCAGAGCATACAAGAATTACAAATCCGTTACCATTTTGATAACGGATTGTATTCAAAGTCATTGTGATGATGGAATCCATTAAATATCGTTCCAGTGATCGTTCGTTTGACCTTCATTTGCTGGTTGTTCTTGATTTTTTTTATTAACAGATTCATATCCATCAAAGAATCCAACCTGTGGCCGACCAACTTTATCTTGACCTGTTTTTTTGTCTTTATAAACATTTTCAACAAGTCGTAAAATAATTTGTTTCCCGATTACATCATCCCTCCACATATCTTTTCGTAAAGATTGTCCTGATTGAATAATACCAAGACGCAAAGCAACATATTTGCGCCGCTTTGCCATACCTGGTTTTTCTTTTTCATGAGCGAAGGCCACGTCATCAAAAATTTCCATGCCATGATATCTCTGCCCATCGTTTTCAAATACGAGACGGCCTTCAATTTCAAGACATTCATTTATTTCAAAAGTTAATGTTGTTCCGATGCAAGAATATGCATTGAAGTTAATTTGTTTCGGTTCACTTTTGATTACAGTACAACGATATAAACCAATAGGTGGATATTCTCCACCTCCCGATTCTATGTCCTGCACATCCTCTTCTGTAACATCTTCAATTTCAACATCAAAGTCGTTCCATCCAATATCACTCATAATTTTATTTCCTGTTTAATTTTTTTAGTTTCATGTTCATGGGTCGCCCATGTTCCGGGATACCCTAAAGTTTTAATTCCTGTGTCAAAAACTGTTTGTTTACCATAATTTAAAATTAGATTTAATGGCCCACTCAATTCTTCTGGGCCGGTTAAAAAGGGATGTCATCCTTAGACCTTAAAGATTCAATAAATAAATTAGCCTGGTCAAAAGTTAAATGATTCGCTGTTTTCACATCAAACGGTTTTAGTTTTTCCATCCAGTCAGCAGGGTTTGTAATATTGTTTTCTTTTTTTAATTTTACAATCTGCATTTTTTGATCTTTGGTGATCATTTTTTTTGTTGGCTTTTCTTCAGGTTTAAGCCCATCCGGGGTTTTCGCCACAGATAGAGCTTCAACTGCCGTAGGCTGTACAATTTCATTTTTAACTTTCTCTGTGATAACTGCTGCAGGTTTTTCAACAATTTCAGCCTCAATGCCCACACTATCAGGATAAAATTCAGCCTGGACATCAGCCTGTTCCTGCTCAGACTCAACCGAAACATTAATCAATTTACGTGCCGTTTCCTCAATACCATCCATTTCAATAAGATATTGAGCCTTTTCTTTTGCCATCCCCAAAGCCTTTTGGCGCAAATCAGATATAGACCCCCGGAACACAATAGATGATATATACACAGTTGTCGGAGCGCCGGAAGGAGTTGTTACTGTACGAGGTTTCAAAATTAAATGTAATGGCAGGAAAGCAAGCATCCCACTTGCTGCCGTCTGGATAAAAGACAAACCGCCAAGAATGGATTTAACCGTATTAATTGATGTTGTACGTAACACATGACAGGCTCCCATCATTGTAGCCCCGTCAATAATACATAATAATTTACCATTAGCCTTACATTTGTCTTTGCCTTCGTAAACATATTCCAGCTTATCGCAAGGGCATTTGATTGTTCGACCATCCCTTGTATTACCAACTTCACCATCGCCGGAACACACACATTTGCCACCGACATAACACGCATATTGAGTAGCAAAATTCAAATCAATATCATTATAAAGTAATCGGATAGGCAGCCCGACAATGTTTTCATCTTTATCAATGATACTCTCAGGAGATTCTTTTAAAACTTCCATAAGGTCTGTATCCAAAATAAAATTGTCAGCATCATCCCTTTCCGTTGTCGTAATGATAAAATGATTTAGTTTTTTAGGCAGCCTAAATTTTTTGCCTTGTTTTGACATTACCTCTTCGCCTTTGGTACCGGCCTTGATTTTTCCCATTTCCGGTAAGCTTGTTATTAAGTTTTTGATCATAATTTTTTTTTTATTCCTCCTTTTAAATATAATATTGTACCAACAAATCATAAATTTTATACGTGTAACTGCAATCGGCTTCACAGTACTTACCAATTTCATCGTATAATTCCATATCCCAGGCATCCTGTACCTGATCCCCAGAAAGATTTTCTTTTGGAGTTTCACCCAACAGCAACCGACAATAAAAATCTAAATTGCCTTTTGCAAAATTATCCCAATTACTCAAAATCATTCTTGCGTCTGTATGATTTTGAATCGTATATTTTTTTGTTGAAATATTAATAGCCGGACGCACTTTATTAATAAGGGAGCGCATTTTCAACATCGGCATATCAAAACCAATTCCGTTAAAAGTTACAAAATGATCACCGGTAACCAAAACTTCCCATGCCTGTTGTACCAGTTTTTTTTCAGCTTTTTTTGTTTCCTCCTTTAATATTATATGGTTTGTTTTTCCTGTATCGCTATCATGCCAGCCAAAACAACAAATCATTGCGGTTGTAGGGTTTAGCCCTAATTTTGCAAGTTGATATGCTTTTTTTTCTTTAATATCAGCTTCAATTTTTATAGGGTCTTTAAGGCTTTTTTTTGGCACAACTTCAGGTAATAACGGGACAACCGATTTATCCGCAATTGTTTCCAAATCCCACGTAATAACTTTTTTCATCATTCGATTCCCTCCTTTTTGATTCTTTCCATTTCTTTGCAATTAATAAAAATCTTTCCGCCAAGACGAATAACCTTTATTTTTTTTTCTTTTATCTTGCCCATCAGCCATTGACGGGACATTTTTAATTCTTTTGTGGCTTGTTTTAATGTAAATATTTCAGACATATTTCACCTTTTTTATAAAAATTTTTAGAATTTTAAATAGATAATAATTGTTAAAAATACCAATGTCAAGACAATTTTTTACTATTTTTTACAAATTATTACAAAAAAAGACTTGACATTGAATGATGATAATAATAAATTGAAATTAATGATCAATCATTTAGGAAAATTAAGAGGAGAATTGACAATGCAAAACATAGTAACGGAAGCTCTCCGTGAACTAAACCAAACGCCTTTGGAGACGGAAGCTCTGGCTTGTACTCGTACAAGTGAAACTACTGTCGTTGAATTAGGAACAGATAATCTAATATAGTGTTGATTGCGTTAGATTTCTGAGAGCGGAATATTTTAGAACCGGTAACACTACTAAAACTTAACTAAAAAAGGAAAATTAAAATGGAAGATTACCAAAAAAGAATAGTTGAAGAAAAGACCGCCCTGGATATAAAAATTGACAAACTGGACTACTTTTTGAAAAATAACGCTGTCCCGGAAGCAGAGGCAAAACGTATGTATAGCCAGTTAGGACATATGTGCCGGTACTCTGAGGTACTGACAGACAGGATTGATAATTTCATATAACAAAGCATTTTACGATCGGAATAGACCTTAAAAACCTATAAAAAATAGGGAGTCTCCATATGGGGTTGGCAGGCCGCTCCGGGTTCCCAAGCTGAACTAACTCTCCCGGTGTCATAACTGGTTAGCTCGGCATGGCCTG